AGATCAATTGCAAAGTGTTGTTTCACCTGAACATATCAGGTAACTGGATCGAAGCGCAGATAGCGGAAGTGGACGCCGGAGGTTTACCGATCACCTTCCTTGTCAAAGGCTTTGTGTTGAATCAAATTATGGAACATGTGTCCAAGCTACCTCCGCTGGTTACGGTTCACCGCAACAGCAATGGTGTAACAGTCGAGATAGCTGGGCTTGCAATCGAGTCCGCTGTAATTAACGCCAACTCACTCCAGGTCGCCGCAGAGTTCGAATAGAGGCACCCCATGCACGATGATTTGCTATCACTCAACTCATGCAATTTCTGCGCACTAACTCGCTAAAAAGGGGAAAATAGAATGAAAACTAGACTTTGGGCACTTATGTGTCTATCACTCCTGCTCTCCGGCCCGTCGTTTGCACAGACAATCGTCGGCCCAATCAGCCCGTCCGGGTTCCAGAACTACGGCGGCGTCACGATCAGTAACCCGCAATACCATTTGATTTTCATGGGAGCCTACCCATCGGCAACACAGTCCGCACTTACTCAGTTTGTTAAGTATATCGCGTCCAGCCCGGACCCGGTAATTCTGCAGTACGATTCAGGTGCACTCGGCGCATACTCATCATCGATCAACGTAGCCACCGCTTCAACGATGGATGTAGGGCCAGCGTCTACGGTTGTACAAAATACGTATGGGCCAACTGGCCTGCTTAACTCTATCCTGTCCAAGATCTTCGGCAGGCAGGGCGGCGGCAACGATATCTACGTCATATTTGTCGCACCTGGAACTACTTTTACTTGCAACGGGTATGCAGCAGGTAGTCTACATACATGGCTAACCTTCCGCAAGGGGCTCGTGATCGCAGTCAATTATTATACTGATTTCTCATATATGACGGAATTGTTGAGTCTTGAGATTGACGACACGCTGACAGATCCGCTCGATAATTGCTGGCATGAGGATGCTCAGGGGCAGAATCTAGGCTCCGGCATGTATGAGATTGCGGAACTGTGTGAGTGGCTGCCGAAGACGAGGGGTTCATATGTTGTTAATCAGGTCTACAGTCTCGCTGCAGGGACTTGCCAGTAGAGGAACTAAGACAAATGGATGAAGTTATGGCCTCCCCAACATTTCATATTTAGACCAGCCAGTCCAAATTTCTTTATCCTTCTTCAATTCAACCATCTGATAAGTTTCCAGTAAAGCTTTAGGGTTACGCAATTCGTCATATCGAACCAGAATAAGACGATTGTCTGACGTTCCGTAAAACCCCATGATTGCATGACCACCATGTTTCTGATAAGCTTTTAGATAGGCAAGTTGATGGGACTCAAAGACAGACCAACCAATAGGTTGGTCTTCTCTTATCCTTATTAATTTTTTAACCTCAAAACCTACCGCTCGACCGTCAGGGGCAACACCACTTATATCAAAAGGATTTTTCCCATAAGTGCCGTCTTTGACTCTCCACAACAACCATCCCTCAGCGTTAGCACCTTTTATAAGGGGTTGGTAAAGTTCACGTTCATTCATGTGTTTTCACTTTCAATAAGTTCAAGTGTATATACAAACTTTATCAGATACTTTTCAGGATTTTCAAAGTCTGGGGGACATGATACATTAGCTTTAAAGAATATTGCGGCTTCACACACTTTAAGACGAGCGTTGGTTAATCTACTTATCCAACTATCTCTTCGCTTACAGGCATCGGACCACACATCCCATGCATTGTATTTTTCTATCGTACCTTTAGGGATAGATTCCCAATGAATGCGAGCTAGTTCAGCTTTTTCAATCAATGTGCTCACTCTATATCATTCCCTGTCTGTATAGATGCCCATACCCAATAAGGCCATGTTAGTGTGAGAAGCAAAAATCTAATAGGACTAAATATGTGAGTGAGCCAATATGGTAGTCCCATAAGTGTCAAGCCACAAAAGAGATAGACATAAATTATTTCTCTAAACAACAACCCCGTCCCCACACAATCCTACCGGATTACCACAAAACGAACAAAATTTAGGTTGAATTACTGGACCATCAATAAGTTTTAATCCTTTACCTTGTTTCCATGTTTTTATAGGAATAAATGTCCATGCTTGCCCTCCCTCTGAAGGTATGGCAGTAGACCAACACAAAGAAAAACCTGTAGGTTTTAACGCTTCATTCACCATCGTTATACAGTCACACATTTATCTTCTCCTAATCCTATTAATGCTGAATATTTATCTATCATGTCATCCCAGCCAATTTCATAGATTTCAACGCCCATCTTTTGACACCATTCATCTCTTACTTTGTCTTCATAGGAACGCCAATATAAGATACGAATATTGGAATTATGAGAAACAATGGCTTTAATACAAGGTAGACAAGGTTGGTCGGTACAATAGAGTGTATCCCCTTGCTCTCTAGCTCTTGTTATAGCGTTGATTTCAGCATGAATGGTGTCTGTGCAGGATTTACCTGGTCCGCACGTGTCAGACGAACAGTGAGGGCTTCCTGAAGGTGTTCCATTATAACCTGTGGAAATGATACGACCTTCGCGAAGTAATACTGCTCCTACTTTACGACGTAAACAGGTAGAACCAAGAGCTACGGTATGAGCAATCAACATATAGCGAGTGTCAAGACTGATTCTGTTCATTACCCACCACCATCACTACATCCATAACCGTTAACTTCCTTTTGAACTTTTCGTTCTTGTTCGGTCATTAAGACAAAAGGTAAATTACGTGATTGAAAACCACAAGCCTGTTTGTGTCCGCCCCCACCATACTTGATAGCGATTTGTGAAAGATCAATATCAGGTCGATGTGGAGCACCATATAAGGAAATTGACCATTTATTGCCATCCCATCCAAAACCAAGACAGGCATCATGATCATCTGTTAACGCTGCGGTAAACAGGTGAGAATTATATCCTCTTGATGTATTTATAGCAAGGAATGTGATACCTTCCCAATCCAGAGTAAAACCGCATGATTTGATAGTTTTAGCATATTGTTTGGTTTGGTAATCTTGAATCAGTTTACCGTTTTGTAATAGTTCGTCAACAGTGCAAGCTGCATATTTACCGTTATCAAGCAGTCTATCCCAATATGAATATAAACCATGTGGTTTGGAATTAAGATCAACACTACGAAGACCGAACTGAAAAGTATCTGCTCGCTCGTCTCTCTTATCCCAAATATCATATTCCCCAGCGAGACGTACAGCAATAGGCTCAGGAAGTAACCGATCAATAAACATTTCCTTAACTAAAGTTTCTCGGGAACCCTCAATTAAATATTGCCAACAAAGACGACAAGCAGCCACTCCATCAATTTGCAGTCCGGGCAATTTTCCGTATCGGTCTATGGCAGTCTTGTGATGATCTATCCATATTACACCTTTATGATCCATCAATGAAGGAACATTAATGTCAAGTATATAAATGGTGTCGTCTTTGTCACACACAGGCTCTATGTCACCATAATCCCATCCGATGTACTCAACGTCTTTATCGCCGAGTGCCTTATGTGCAATTTCCCTGCAAAACAAACCATCGAAATCAGCCTTGTGATATATAACAATAGTACTCATATATTGATCCTTCTGTATGAAATTAATACAGTTATGTAAATCATCTTTTCGCAGCGGTAAATGAGGACAAACATGAACAACTCTATAGACGTGTTTGTGATAGTTGTTTATTACTCTCTCTACCATTATTTCACGCTTACTAACTTTAAAAATATTCATGCGCCAATACTCATTATAGGTGTCTTTCAAATGATCCCACCATGTCAACGGTATTGATATTGTGTGGCTGGTATATTTCTTTACTACAGGATCATGAACTACTTCTTCAAAGACATTGTTAGAAGCGAGTTTTGTTGACAGATCGTATACCATACCACGCAATCTATCACTGTAGTAAGAATTGGCCGTAATATCCAGTGATACTTCCATATCTGAGACAACTTCTTTGATAGCGTAATTTTCGAAGTCATACTCTACAGATCTAATTCCCATTTAAAAACTCTCCGACTTCCAGTTTCCATTTGTCCGGTACCCATCTAGTGCTGCTGAAAGGTATTGGCATGTGTAATGTTGAAACATAAGAAACAGTGGATGGTACGTTACCTACGTAAAGTATCTTTTTTGGTTTAATAACCTTGTGAATGTAATGTCCCATCTGATAATTACTATCAAACGCTGAGGCATAGGTGTAATACCCATTCCACCATTTGACTTTATATTCATCTATAGCTTGCCATAACCAACCATCATAATTCCACGGAACTTGGGGACGTTTATCATCATCCGCTGGCCATAATGGAGTATCACCAATGACCATGAAACCACCAACCGCGCCCATACCAAGACTCGGAGGCAATAACTTTGAAGCAGCAGTCGATGAAGTTATGGAGTTAATAGCTATAACCTTTAATTTCTCAGTTGGATCTCCGTTTTCATCCATTAAATCTCTAAGGTTGTACATGCTAGCAGGTAAAGTACATCGAATATCCGCATCGGGAATACCCTTGTAGAGTTCAAGATAATGTTCGCTTAACTCCCTAATCTTATCCGCCTTCGCCTCATACATCTCCCCACTTCCCCAGCGTCCAATAACGTTCTCAGGATCATCGTACATATAGAGAGTATGAGTATTTTGGGCCATCAACATAAGTTCAAGACAGCGCCATTGATGTTTGTTCATTAATGGCTGATCATGGTATGTCTGAGAGTAAGCATAGTTTGACCAATGAAAACGATCTACGATTACTCTTGAATGACTGTCGGCAAGAAACGTAGAGAAATAGGTGTAGACGTCAATAGGTGGTTTTGAATGATGTCGATAACTCCAGCCTGGTAAGAGCTTAGATAACGCTTTCGCGACCGTAGTTTTACCTGTATTGTCCGTACCTTCAAGTATTAGCATATTCTTTATTTTCCTTGTCAATATTGGGGAAATCAAAATCTAATAGATGTTTATTGTTCTTGTAAGAAGAATAGTCGGTTACAGAAACCAATTCTAACGTACCACTCGAACATCCATTAACTTCTACTCTTTGAGCTTCTTTAAAGGCTTGATGTTTAATATCTGCCCCTGACATTGCAACAATTATCACAGATATTATCCGCTCTGTTACACTCTTAATCCCCCAAACATCACACGGAGCATTTGGACCATAAGTTGTAAATTGCATTGGGTATGTGATACGAACAGAACAAGCTAGTAATTTATTCATATATTTGTCTTCACATAGTCAGTAAGTCCAGCAGCTTCACACAGGTCTTCATAGTCATTCAATTTGAAATCTGTGAGTGGACCGTTCTGAAGTTGACAAAAAGTTTCCCACAGGGAAGTATTGGCGCGTTCTGAAGTTGTGTAGTTGGAAGTAGAGACAAGGGAATCAATCAAAGTACCTTCGTTCTTATATCCACAAAATACTACTTGATTACCCTTCTTACAATCCTCTGGGTAGGTAGTAGCGATGACTATGCGCTCTGGAGTTGTAAATGCACAGATCTTCTTATGTAATGGTTTAGCTGCACCATTCGTATCTACCATTACAAACCCAATATTTGGATTGGCGATATGAAGATGTCGTAATAATTCAACCATAGCCTTTAGTGGGTTGCCTTGAGCACAAGCTTCAACCAGCACAATATCAAGTTCTGGCAGTTCGTATTTGAGAAAGGGAATTGTCTCTGCAACCGGAGCATCCACGAGCGGTTTTAGACAATCTCCATAATGATCTATAAGTTCATTTGCTGGCTGATCACAGTCTTCAGTCAAATTCTTCAAACCCATAAAGTGAATTGGTTCTCCGCTTAGTTTTGCCAATCCATTAATCAGATCGTTGTACATCGTCTGTTCTTGCAGTGAGACATATCCCACGAAACCTATACGCATTTAATTATTCCTTTATCTTCATGGCCTGTATAAACGATACTATCAGACCGAAAATTATCAACAAAGTCAAATTGCAGTCCCTTTTACAGTTGGCTCCATATTACGCCAATCCTTAATTCTCCAAAAACTGTAACGATTATTGCGGCCCCTTAATGGAGTAAAACCAACACAACCATTCGTGTATACTTCAAACTTCCACTTACTGCCTTTATAAGCGCAAGATAGTGAATATCCGCTAAGTTCAGTTTGTATCATGGTAATGCCTTGTTCGAGTAATCCATTGATACGAACTATTTCAGCGTCTGCCTTTCGTTGAGCTATTTCCTCACGATTAGTTTTATTTTTAACAATATCTTCTATACGTGCGAATTGTATAACTTTTCCCATCAAAAACTCACTTTCGTATACTTCTCGATTAAACCAGCAATATCTGGTGGGAGCCAGCCATCTGGTTTTGTAATTTTCTTGTGATCGGCAGTCGCTGGTATCTTCTTCATATTTGCAGCTTGAACAAGATCGAACCCTTCTTGCCATGGAAAACCCTGCATATCAGCGGTTCCAAGAGCGACATAAACAATATCAAGAAGGGCATCAAATTGCAGGGCCAAATCTCCCTTTTCAACTGCTTGTATATACTCTTCCAATTCCTCAGTCAGAAACTTTATGCGGAAATCTCTGTTGGTAGATTGATTGGAAAGTCTGATGTTGGAACACCAAACTTTCTGTGGAATGCTTGAACATCTTCAAAATTTGTTAACATAATGTATTATACCTTATTTTCCCTTAATTTTACGTGGCGCAACAGATTTTATTTTTGTAACCTTGAGTGAAGATTCCTTGTTTGAAACTGTAATAATCTTAGATGCAATGTCACGAGCAAGTTCTGGGAATGGCTCTTTAAGTTCATCAATACATCCAAGTTTAGCCGTAAATATTTCAGGTAAGAGTTCTCGTAACCCAACGATTTCTTCTTCATCTCGATTTAGGGCGCTGAGGACGATTGGCAGAACATCATTGACGTCCAATTTACGAGCGGACCCCGTTTCATTTGTAAACTCCTGACCATCACAAACAATCTTGCCACCACTATCTTTAATTTCTTCCATCAACGCAATCTCGGTACTGAGCATATATCCTTTCGCAAGATTAACCACCTGTTTTAACTTCAAATATTTCTCAGCGTTAGACATACCGCTCGATTCTAGTTTCGCAATAGCATCTTCTTTAAACTCCGTTACCTGAGCGCTGAAGGCAAGACAGGTAGAACGCAATGAGCAATATTGACAACCAGTACCAATTCTAGTTTCGAATTGATTACGCTCCAGTTCCCCATAAATCTTGCCACAGCGACCAAACGTTACCAAATCATCTTCTTCGGTAATGGTCCACTCAACAGTAGTCACCAGATTTACATACCCAATAACAAACCGTATATTTTTTGCCTCTGGGAACATGCGACGAACCGCCATAGTGTAGAGACGTGGTTGAAGTTTGTGTCTCCATACTTCAACCCCTTCATAACCACGATTTGTTTTATGATCCCATACAATGATTGTATTTGTTGTTTTATCGAACAAAATAAGGTCAATATGTCCCAGAATTGGAAGATAGCCAGGGTACATCTCAAAACTAAATTCATACTCTGTAGCTATAATCTCATATTCGCGTTTGTCAAGTAGATCCAGATACTTGCGTAGGTTCTTACGTTCATCAGCGTTGGGAATTTTTGACCAGTTTTCATCCTTGTCGATGATTGCGAAAGCCTGTTCCCCAGCTTTTCTTGCTATCAAAAAGCGTTCAATGATAGCGTGAACCGCTGTGCCAATAGTCGCATAAGGGCTATCTCTTCGTTCCGTCTCAACAAAGTTTTCATTAAACCACTTTGCCGGACACTCTTCAAATGACTGCGCAGAAGTAACTCTCAATGCCGTGATAGTTTTATTATTTGCTGTGTATTCCATTACGATTTCCCTGTTTTAATGTATTCGACATGACGTTTCTTGTCTTCGGCTTGTGGCATATAACCTGGCTTAGCATCCACTAAGCGCTCAAACTCAAGTTCCCAGTTCATGATAGAATTTCTCAAATATCGACTTAACTCATCTTTTTGTTCTATGGTTAAAGATGCCATATACTCTTGAAACCAAATAGGAAAATATAACTTGCCTTCAACTAACATTAACTCGTACTGTTTCATGTCATATTTCATTTATATATTTACCTTATCTTGCAGCTTCAATAGTGCAATATCTTTAATTACAGCCTTAACAGCTTCAGTAACAGCCCTGCTTAATCGAACAGATGGATCTTCAATTCCAGCAGCCTTTGCTTCTTCGTAAAAATCAGATAGATCATTTTCTGGTACACGCACTTCAAAATTAAGTCTAGTAAGTTTCATAAATTTTCCTGTTGTCTTTCTAATTCTTCAATGTCTTCTCTATCATCGGTCCACCCAAACGCTCTACTAACTCTATTCAACGCAATATCGTAATAGTTATCATCTAACTCAATACCTATAAACTTACGATTGGTATTAGCTGCAGCTACTCCGGTTGAACCAGATCCCATCGTTGAATCTAAAACTATATCATCTTCGTTTGAATATATCTTTATTAAATATTCCAAAAGAGGTACGGGTTTTTGAGTTGGGTGAACCGTATTGCCTTCGTTATTGAATTTTAGAATTGAAGACGGATAGTTTGTAAATTCTTGTGTGTAGATTTTATTTGAGGGTCTTGCAAAATTATGACCTGATTTATCTGCCTTACAAGATTTGTCTCCATTAACAATTTTATTAAGAAGTTTCAAGTCTTGCGGGTTATAATTCATTCTCCCTTTTTGATCAATATGTTTTATACTTCCTTTAGAGAATATTAAAATATTTTCGTGTTTTTTTAATGGAGAATTTTTTACGTGAGTAAAACCAAGACCCCTACTTTTCTCCCATATCCATTCATACTTAAACATATCAGAATTGCTCATAACCAAAGCACTTGTAAATGGTTGAGATCCAAACAGAGAAATCGCCCCGTTCGGCTTTATAACCCGTTTATACTGCTCCCATAGAGGCTCAAATGGGATAATTATATCCCATTTACAAGCGGTCGTACCATAAGGGAGATCACATAAAATCATATCTACTGAACAATCAGGTATTCTCTTCATCTCTTCAAGACAATTGCCGTGAATTAAGACATATCTATCAAGTCTCATCTTGAATTAATTCTCCAAATTGCTCATGAGCTAACTCTATTACTTCATCAATATCTATTTTATCCACCCTGTAAACTTCTACATACAAACCTAAACGCCCCCAAGAAGTGTCAAAACATTCTTGCTCTGCCGCCATTACGAATGCTTCAGCATCAAATTTGAATTTGAACTTAAACCGGAGATCCATTATCTTTTCCTTATAATTACATTCGATTCAGCGTAGAACGCTTCACCTTGCCATGCGCCCTTGACTGCTACGAAGTCACCAGCTTGAATATTTCTAAATTTATCAGCCAGCGCAGGAATATGTTTCTTAGCAATACGAACCAAGATAGCCATATCAGGATCTTCCAGAACGAACTTTATGTGATCACTTCCAAAATCAACTACTGTAACATAACCTGCAACTGTCAGTCGTGACCACGGAGCACAATCTTTAAGTACACCAAGGCCACTTATTTGATTACGATCTCTTGCCTCTCTATCGCACTGCTTCATACTCGATATAGGGCACCACGGAGCGAGTATTATTTGTTCATTTGGATCGGTGTCACCATTTGCTATCCCAAGCTTATCAATCTTTTTCTTTAAAGCTAAAGGAACAACATCAGAATGTAAGAAATTCTCCCACCCAGTATATGGTCCACCCTCAAGTATCTTATTGGCAGTCGCAGTTCCGATACTGAAGAGGTTGGAATATCCACCTATTAACACTCCCTCTCTTGGTGAGGAGAATGAGAATTTAGAATATCTTGGGTCTAACAATTCAACCTGTCCACCCATAAATTTAAACTCATTAATTACTGACTTTACAACTGATGGGTCAGACTCCAATTGAAGGTATGCCTCATAAAACTGTGCAGGGAAATGAGTCTTTAGATAAAGCATATAGTAAGATATTAGAGCATACGTAACTGCGTGGCTGAGATTGAAGCTGTAGAGTCCATGCGTAAGTATGGATACCCACCACTTTCCTATTTCTGCCTCTCGTACCCCGTTCTTAGTCGCACCCTCATAAAACATATCTCTATATTGTTCTACAAACTCGACACCTGCTGACCCTGAAACACCCTTACGCAGCTTATGAACGTCCTTCCATTCAAAACCAGCCAACTCTCTCGCAAAACGCATTACTTGTTCTTGATATACCAATATACCGTATGTTGATTGTAGGATATCGGCTGCGATAGGGTGTAGACTGCTAAGATAGGCTTTGAATCGCGCTGGGGAAAGTTTGTTATTTTTGTATGTTTCTACCCAGTCGCCCGGTCCAGGTCGGCAGAGAGCGGATGCAGCTACTAGATCATCAAAAGTATCAAGCCCTATCTCTTTAGATACTCTCAGCGCTGATGCACCATCTAGTTGAAAGACTCCGCTCATAAATCCTGATTTGGCCGTCACATAACTCTCAGCGTCGTTCAAGGGTAAGGAATGTAACCACTGAGTATCTTTACCTATGGCTCGTAGTGTGAGAGACAGAACATCAAGGGCCTCTACAGATAGGAAATCCATCTTTAAAAAGCCCATCTCAACTGCGCCTTTTTTATCTACACAGGCAATAGGCATTTTATCCTTATCATAAATGACCCCAATATGATTCTCAAGTGCATCTGGACTAATTATGACTCCACAAGCATGTACAGAAGATTGGCGATACTGACCAATGATTTTCTCTACGATCTTCAATTGTGGATAGTTTGCCAAGACCGTTAATGCGGCTCTGTCTCTGATATGATCGAATGTTAAGGTATCTTCAGAGAGAGCATTGGACAAATCACCAAAGACAGAACGCGGAATGTCATAAGCGCCAGCAGCATCCTGTAAGGCGCTCTTGGCCTTTAACTCCATGATATTAGCAAGTTGTGAACAGTTGTTGGCTCCGTAGATGTCATACACATGTTGAACAGCAAGATTGCGAACTCTCTTTTCAAAGTCAATATCAACATCTGGTGGGTCAGGCCGGTTGTCATCGTAGAAGCGTTCAAATGATAATTTGTGGTAAATAGGATCTGTCTCTGATGCTCCTATTAACCATAAAATACAACATCCCCCAGCACTACCACGACACATGACTAAGGAGGGTAGGGACTTCGCCCAATTTACAACTTCCCAAATAGCAAGTATATAGTCACAAAAGCCTTTACGACGAATGACTTCGAACTCATGCTGAACACGTCTTACATAGCGTTCATCATTTATTACGTTTCTTCGCCCCAGTCCTTCAACAATTAATGTCCACAAAAATTGTTCAGATGTATGTGTCTCAGGCAGCCCCTTAAATACAAACTGAGTCGCTTTAGGAATTTCAACATTACACATATCTGCCAGCGTACCGGTATTATTGATGGCCTGTACTAATTCCTGCTCGGACGCATTAGGAGCGCATATTCTGGTCCGTTCCAACAATTCCTCAGCGCCACAGTAGTACTGAAAGTCAGGTAGTTTAATCTCTCGCTCTACACTATTAACTTTCTGGCGTGTACCGACAGACAACAACAAGTCTTGCGCTGGGTAATCTTCTGGACGCGGGAAATGAGCATCAGACGTAACCACCATAGGAACCTGTAAATCACGAGCTATCTGAACAAGCCAAGGTAGGCTTGAATGAGAAATATCAAGACCGGGTTCGGGGACAAGTTCTATATAGTAATGTTCGATCTGTGTTCTACGCTCATATACAAACTCATGAGCAGCTTGTGGATCTACATGGTTAATAAGACGTGATGGATATCCACCAACACAACCACTAAGGACAAGGAGACCTTCTTGGTGTTGAGCTATTAAACCCCAGTCAATTCTAGGTTTATAATAAAATCCATCAGTCCATGCCAACCTATTTAATTTCAGAAGATTTGAATAACCCTTCTGAGTCATGGCAAGAATTGTTACATGAGCATCAGACTTAGCTTTTAATCTTTCGATACCGCGCACTCGATCAGTGTGAACGTCTGTGATATAGAACTCAATACCAAAGATTGGCTTGATATCTGTCTTCTCAGCAGCTATTTTGAATGGTACATGGGAAAAACAGTTTCCATGATCAGTTATCCCTATGGCTTTATGACCTAATTCATTCGCTCTAGATAGTATTTGAATAGGCAAACCCATTCCGTCAAGCCACGAGTAAGTACTATGCCCATGAAGATTAACGAATACCATTATATTTGTTCTTTACGCAATCTTTCAAATTCAGTTTCAATTGCTCCGCAGTCACAAAGAAATGTAGAATATTGCACTGACGAGCAACATGGATGATGTTCAAGTTCTGTTCCATAGGATTTCTGAATCTTCCAAGCGACATCACAACTTAGAAAATCAAATCTTGTAACATCAATGAGATCTCTCATATTCCTTCTCTTTCCACCCACATCTTCGAGCCAGTGTTTTTACAGGTTCGATATTGGTTGTGTCAACTTCTACACTGAGATTGTCCACAGAGCGTTTTGAACGAGTGCCAAGACGGTAATATTGGACATTACTATGGAATACTTTTGCTTCTTTTTCTGTTGTGAATTCAAAGATCATTGGTTACTTCTCCACTCTTCGAGATGTTTGTCCCACAGGATCTTGTTTAGTTCTTTTCGTGTCAATTTTAGCTTCTTCTCTATTATTGACTGGTCTTCTGAAACAGGCAACAGATAATCTGTGCCTTTCTCAGTAAGTTGCCATCCTTTGTTTGCTGGGTAATGGACATACCCACCAGTCTTTAGTTCTTTGAGAATGGCAGAAATTTCTTTGTTTCCAACAGGAACCTTTCGCTCCTCTACCATTTTCAATATTGAAATTTCTTGCTCATTTAACATTTATATTGTCCCTTCTCATACATTATACCACAATTTTTCATAATTTACTACTATATCCAATCTATTCCAGGCTTCCCTTCATATCCTTTTTCCCATACGAACCATGCGAAACAAAGAAGGCCGCTTTTAGCCTCAACTAACTCCCGGCCAAAACCTACCCTTTTTGAAAATACATGAACACTCTTCAATGGACTAGATTCCAAGAACGGCTTGCGCTTCTGTCCTTCAAGAAATGTGATACGAAGTAATAAAGCAACCTTTTTCTCAGCGACTTCCAAAGCTTTCTCAGCGAACGCTTGAGCATCGCAGTACGGAGGGTTTGCGATTACATTATCTGTTTCATTTTCATGGTTTGTTAAAAAATCAAACTGCCAGGCATTACCCACTGGGTAATTACGATCTTCTATATCACTTGCAAATACTACTCCATCTTTATGACGCTCTATAATAACATTTGTCATCCACCCATCACCACAACAAGGGTCCCAAATATCACCTTCAAATACTTCTTTATCGAATAGTGAATGAGTGGCATGTGGTGGCGTTCTATAAAAGTCAGTGGAAGAGCGAACGCCAGCAGTCGTAACTCCCATCATTAATTGGTTTTTCATTATTCTTCTGTATTTCTATCTTCCGAATTAGTTTCTACGTCGTTCACCAGAGCAGCCTTATCAGACCAATTCCAAGCCCTTGTGAAGCATTTAGAAAACCAGTAGCTGCCCATTACTGCTTGCATTTTTAACCATAAAAATTCATAACACCAATATTTGCCAGCGCGACAACCTTTAAATTTAGGTACTTTTCGCACCGGGCAAGAAAAATGAATGTAAAATATTGGTAAATTCACCCTAACACTCCTAAATCAAAAGGTTTCTCTATCTCTGTGAGCAATGCATCAACCAGACTTATATCTAACGTCCAATCTACAGTTGATCGCTGGCGGTACTTACTACTTGCATAAGTAATGTATTGTTGTGCTTGTTTGTAAGTCCATCCGTTAACTTTTGCTATATGTCGCAAGCAAACAGGAACCATTGTAGGTCCTTCAATCACATTTGTTCGACCGATATGGTAGCACTTATGGCACAATGGACATACTGCCATTAACCGTACTAGTTTCTGAATACCATTACTTTCATAGCTGAATAATTCGTGACACTCTACTGGATGTTCTGGCCCTACACCGCCACAAATCTCACAAACGTAACACGCCTTTCGATAACAATACCGTCGTAATTTATCCCAAATCTCTTGATCTACATGATTTCTAACATTCTCATAGAAGCTAGTTTTTGGTATAAGATCGATCTTTAATTTAGGATTCTTAAATATGTTGTTTGATTTCATGATTGCGGGACCTCAAACGGAGGTCTTTCTATATATTCACGTAACCAAACCGCAAAAGCCGACGTAATTTCAAAAGCGTCTTTTCTACCTCGTGCTATTTGAATTCCTCTATTTAGATATAGCTGTTGAAGCGTTCTCCGTGCAAACATCTCTTGAGTAGGAGCAAGGAGTGTGAATGTGCGCTCTACAAATTCGTCCATACGTAATAGTTCCGCAGCGAAATCACGACCCCTACCACCCATATCTTCTTCAAATATACGATTGATTTCTTGTAGGTTTATAATATCCGTATGTTCCACCTTAGTTCTGGAGTAGGTATCATAACCCATGATTGGTTTGTCGTACCACATACGGAATAATTCCCCAGCGGCGTGTACATGTTCAGGGCGAACGATTATGCTCTCGCCATCTTCACTGGCGCTAAAACACTGTGCAGCGACTGATACACTTACCTTCGCTACTTTTGTTCTTTGATCGGATGGTTCAACTAATGGCACTGTGGGAGTATAGGTTTCACACATCCATTTAGATAAGGCTATTACAGCTTGTTCTGCTTCAGGAGTGAATGTAATTTGATCTGATTGCCTCGAATATATCCATGCGATTAATTGTTGAGATATATCCCTACCATAAATCGGTACAGTAGGTGGAGTCATATCATTCAAATCATCTACCGAAACATCCTGTTGAGCAACTGCCATAGCGAAATCAAAACGGGCTATATCTTCAGGTTGTGTCACCAAGCGAGGAACTACTTCTATTACGTTATATCCGAGTTGATGTATAAGTTTTCCGACTCCTGGGTTTGCAAGCCAAGTGCATCGTACTCGTGCTCGAAATTGGGCCGACGCAGCCTTAGAGATACGTACTGTACCATCGCTTCTCGTGCTAGAAAGCAACTCAAGGAGTCCAACACGACCGAACTTAGCAGCGGTAAATTCGTCAAAGCAAATTGCTCTATTATCTTGCTGAGGCATAATTCCTGGTATGACATAACGTTCTCCTGACTGAGCAGATTGTTCTACTGCACCTAAAATACCTGCTGGAGTTTGATGTTTACAGTCAACAAACATACCAACTCCGAAATGTTCGGCCATCTTTTTATAAGATTGTGATTTTCCCGTGCGAGTATCTCCAACTACTAATATTTCTAACCAGCCATGATCTACAATATTCCCAAGAAATGTAAAATGTAAAGCAGAGTGCCAGATAGTGCGATAGGCAAGATGAAGATCGAGGCGTTTTCTGATAAGGGTAGTACTATCAATCAAATCCTGAGCTACAGATTTTAATTTCATTATTACTGTTTCGTGACTAGTTGGTTTAAATACACACAAATCCTTATAGATGTCTGGAGTCATAATGAAAGAATCGATACCGACCGACATTGGTCTGGCCACATCTAGCATGGCTACAAGTTGTTGGTTCTGAGGGCGCGGGTAGACAAAACCTTCTACATCATATTGCATATTCTCTTCAAGTTTCCCGGTACGAGAAGGAATAATATAGACTTCATATCTATGACGATCTGTGGCTGTAATTTCACTGTCTAACGGCGCTGAGAGAATGGCTGGCTCGATATCGATAGCGTTTAGAATTTGAATTGTTACGTCCGGGCATTGTTTCGGTATTCCCTGAGCTTCTAACAACGCACGATGTTGTATGTCGTCGTGAACGCCAATTTGTTTTAAAGCATCGCTGGACCGAGGGTCAATATTGAATATGCCGTGACCACGAAAACTATCTCGCATAGGACAAAGAGTGCAATAACCATGCCCACGTGCAGGGCAATTCGCTTCGTAACTAGCAGCAATGGCATACGTTTTTTCAGAACGAGCATTGAGCCTAGCACGATACCCAACCCTATGTCCAATATTGTTACTAGACATAGAATCGCCGTAATTAACAACCACAGGTTCAGTATCATAGGTGTCATTAAGTGTGGGGGCATCTTCTGCACTGTTGAGAATATTAACGATAGAATCACAGACGCCAGCCGTTTGGAACCCAAGACTGTACAAATAATAAATGTAGTCGGAAACGTCTGCATTACCTGGCCGATCTTCCCACTGAGGAAGTGTGCAAATATGTAATGATGCTACGTCTCTGTGTAAGCGCCGAGTGGATTCTTCTATAAAATGTTGACCAGCCGCGTCTGCATCGCCAAGAATATAGATATGTTTATTACGATACCAATTGCCTTCTGGAATTGGTGAACTGGAACCATCGGTTCCTGTAACAGCAGCAAATCCTAATGCCCTAAGTGATAAAGCATCAGGCTCCCCCTCAACCAGCAACAATGTCTGTTCGTTATATCCATCTATGGGGAAAAGGACGTTTGCGTGTAACCCCGTAACGTACCACACCCATTTTGGGCGACCGCCAGGACGATACATTTTACAGTTAATAATTCGTCCCAGCGCATCAAATATTGGGAAAACATAACGGTCGTATTCGGCATCATAACCAATTCTGTATCTGGCAATGACTTCTCTGGTCCAAGGTTTTGTTTCTTGTAGCCTTGTTATAAGTTGCGGATGGGCTTCTAGATAATTTTCCTTCTCCGCAATATAGAGTTCTGTGACAGGATTGACAACGTTGTGTTCAATCATTAGAGCATGTTCTGTCACTCTAAAATTAGGGACTGCCCTGCCACGCTCGTCAAATTCCGTAGCTCTCATGATAGCTACAAACTGAACATAGTTTCCTGAGCGATCACAGTTCATACATCGCCAAAGACCGTTTGTTACATTAAATGCGAATGAAGGATTGTTATCATGTTCGTCTGGAAAAGGGGACCTTGCAGCCCTTTCTCCTCTAGAATTCGGCGCAGCTAGACCAGGTATCCATCTCTCATAAAGTTCTTCCCATCCTATTCGTTCCAGCGTTGTGCGTAATTGAGGATTCATTATGATTGCTTAATAATTCAGAGATGAAAAGAAGTACCCTCAGTGTTACAGAAGTAACACTGAGGGTTTGGTTCTCGGCTTTAGTTCCTTTTCAGAACTCACTTACCGAGAGAGTTAAGAAAGGCCAGGAGTGTCTTTGCCGGGTTCGTATCCGCCAGCAACCTTATTGGTTACTTTTTCGTTCCATTCGTCGTGCTTGATCTTGAAACGAACGATTGAACCGTTAAAGTCTTTCGCGGATGTACCAATGAACTTTGCGCCATCTTCACTCAGAAGTTCACTGGCCCGTGCTATTGACTTGAACTTCCAGATACCGCCTTCTTTGAACGATGCTTGATCGTAAAGTACCGATCCAACATAACTAGTAGGGAATGTAACTTTCAGTTTGAAAGAAAGCATCTTGCCATCACCAGCCTTGTTAGGTTTGATTTCAGCATCTTCAATGGACGCCTCATAATCGAGATTTACATCAAGAAGTCGGCCACCTTCACTGATACCACTCAAATCAAGAGCAGTTAGGTCAAGATCACCATCAGAACTCGTAAGAGACTGGAGTGCAGCATCAATCCCTGTAGCGTCAGGAGTTGGCATGGAAGGAGCCTGTACAACACCTTGTGGTGCTACTGGCTGTACTGGAGGCTGGTAAGCCAATGCCGGAGGTGTAAGTGGCATAGGAGGCGCATACTGTGGAACTGGAGGAGCATACGCAGGAACTCCACCATCGAAGGGAGGTCCTTGTGGTGCTACTGGCTGTATCGGAGGAGCAACGGGAGCAACTGGCGCTGCAGCTACCGGCTGCTGCGCATAGGGAAGAGCGGAAGGGGCTGGTGGTGGTGCCGATGAATTGGCTCCAGCTTGATTAAGTCGAGGCATCTTTTATATTCCTTGTGTCTGTGTGGATCGTTTGATCCCAGCCATCATCTTATCGATGATGTTATCGATGTATGGCGGTTCGTATTTCTCAAGTGCGACAAACCTGTCTTTTCCATGAGTAACCGCGTCACGGTGGCATATAAGCCATCGTTCTGTTTGCCACTGAAGCGAATTGTCTTCCAACTTTACCTGACGCTCTGGCATACAATATCTGGCAATCAAACTGAAATGTCTACCGTATTGTTCTTTGAACGCGCCTTGAAAAGCTGGTTGCCACATAGTTCGCTTAGTGTCGGTGTCCTCCCTAAACGTCTCATGAGCCGTAAAGAGAACATGTTTTCCTGAGTGTCTGAATTGTGTAGTGATATTGTTCATGCTTGTGAGGACAATCCCCCACTCCCGTTGGGAAGGAACTTGTATCTTTCCACGTTCACAGATCTCTCGGAGTATCATTCCTTGCAGTTCTGTTACTGTATCTACAACGATCATGTCAAACTCTGATTTGTGAATGTTCCACCAAGCGATAGCGGTATTGTATTCTGCTATTGTCTGGACAGTCCAAACCTTACAAAGATCACGTCGCAAACCATATTTAACAGCCCATGCATTTGCTGAAACTGCTCCATCGTCAATGTCGATAAGTAAAGTTCTGTATTTCTGACTAGAACCTACAAGAACTGTCTTACCAACTCCGGTGCCACCGTAGATTATTCCTACAACCGAGGTGTCACTTATATTTTCTAGAGAAATTGGCCCATTGGCCATCCACTACCTCCTTGGGTATTGTGGTTTCGAAGGCAGTCTTTGACTGCCAACGCTTTAGTATATGCTACAAAAATCTAGTTGTCAAGCATGGATTTTTGTTTGTATTTACACCGTACATTAACTGTCAACAACGTCTTTTTCTCTAAGCCCTACAGTTAGAGAAATGCCTAATTGGCATACAAAGCAGTAACCCGTAAAGGCGAGAGTCTCCCCAAAATCACGACTATCATTTAAATTCAACCATATTGAATTGTCACACCCAGGACATTGTTCAGATATGGTTGGAAGGGTTAGTCTTTTGGGCATTTTTAATTCAGGCATCAGTTCCACTTTCTGTTGATATTAAAAATACTTGATTTTCGAATGCTCCATTTTTGACACGTTTTGTAGTAGCTGCGGCAGCTATTTCATGAAAACCAAAAGTTGCTTTCATTAAGGCATGTAAAACAGTATACATATCTACCAACTCTTCAATAGTGTGATGCTCAGCGAATTCATTAGTCTCTTCAATCAATTTTGTGATAAGACAATCTACAAACTCTCTTCGCTCCAGAGTACGAGTTCTACAGGTATTGCCATTTTGTTTTATAATATCAGGAATATTATCTCGAACAAGTTTGTTGTGAATTGTTGTTGTTTTAGACATTCTGGGTCTCATATATTGAATCTAGATGTGCCAACACCACCTTTATATCCCATGGATTGATTGTTGATGGCATAGTCTTAGAACATTCATTTGGGTATCTTTTACGGTTCTGGCCCCAACCTGTGAAGTTACCACTTTTACTTTCACGATTCTTCAAAGCAATAGCTTGATGTTCAGTTGGTGAGGCATGAGGGGGGTTGTTTGCCAATAACCCATCATTTAACCCTAAATCCTTTTCATAACTTCGCGAACCATCGTGACCGAGAACTGAGACTCTGGCACATCGGCCAGCAGAGACAGATATGAGAGATTCTAATGAACGCAATTCATATCCCCATTCATCAGTGAGGATTCCGCAGTACATCATAGTCTCAACTTCTTCGTCACTGATATAAGGTAAGTGCCAGTTATGAGTTTCTATTTTCTTTGGAATCGATTCATCATATGCTTCCATTGCAAGAAAAGAAGGTAGTTGTATTTCAGGTTGAGCCAATTCATGACATCGCAGCGTAAAATAATTCTGCCAATCTGTGGCAGTCGCAATTATGGTTTGCCATGCAAATGGCTCTATAAGACGATTTGCAATGGACTTGTGGACGTTCAAATCTTTTGATAGGTAATTTGCAGCAAGCACCATTTGATCTCTGGCGTTTAACCATGCTCTAATTGCTAAACGTTCATCTTCAACACTTAATGGTTCTCCACCCTGCATACCTTTTTTGTTAGTCGCCCACACAAGAGGGATAAAAGGAGTTTCCATTACCTGTTTAATTTTACGTTCAACAGGAATAGCACGACTGGATGCACTGTTCCTACTATTATGAACTACAATACCATTCGCGAAAAAGTTTGGAAATTCTCCGGCAATTTCAAGATCATATGTGTCTTCAACTCCACGATAATTGATTGAATCAACTGTTATGAAGTCAACATAATATTCAAATCCTGTTTGCCAACCTTGAACTTCGTGCTCTTTTCTATGGCAACCTTCACAAAGTAGGGTAACATTGTTTTTGTCGGCTACCAAATCAGGTCGTAAATAACGTGGTTGAATATGATGAATGCGCAGTTGATCAACAGATCCACATTTCTGACAACAACCCATTTCAGCTATAAGTTGAAGCTTGGCTTTTCTGTTCCACATAATATAACTATGTTGTTCTGCTCTTGTAAAACGATGAAGTTTTTCTGTTTCTGGTTTTCCCAATCGTCGCACGGCTATTCTGGTAGTGCCTGGAATAATATTCTCGATTGTAACATAACCAGTATCTGTCCAAATTTTATGATCTTTACTTCCGGCTATTTGGTGTCTTCCGGCCTTTACTTCAAAAATTTCTTTACGACCTGAATAGAAACAATCAACAACAGTTGAATATTGTATTTTGTTTGTATGTTCATTGATCTGTCGGATCGTCATGTCTTTGAGTCGATATTGAATTGGTTGGTTATTAACTCGTGGACGCTCGTAAAACTTCTTAAAATCAGACCCCAACACCAGCCATTGCCGACCATCCAATTCTTTCACGGCTTTTAACAAACCAGATCTACAAGATCCATTTAGTCCAGAATAATTGCTGAACCCAAATATGTTTTTGAGTTCCATTGTAGTATAAACACTATTATCATCCAATAACGACATATCGAGTATTTTATGGTTTTTTGACGGTCTTGGCTGTGCTCCTTCAGTCCATTTACGATAGAAATTCTCGATTGAGATAGGATACTTGGTGGCACTACTTTCACGTTTTTGCGCTCTTGGGCTACTGAATTCTAATATAGAATCTCCAGCGAGACAAAGAGATCTGTGTGTGTTAAATTCACATAATACAATACGAGGTATTACGAATTCAAAGGTAGTGATCCGTGCTCCTGCT